CCTGTGAAAACGTTTACCCCGTCAAATTGTACCAAACCCGCCTGTGTTATATCGAGTGCGTTAGCTGGTGTACTCATGCTAGACTCCAAGTGCCTTCGGTTGAGATGCTATACCAACTTGTATTTGCCGAACGGTAGACTAGATAGGCGCTATTACCCGAAGCAGATGATGTTGCACTACCTGCTGACGAAGATGCCCCACTGCCCATTCGGATCACTTGGCCAGTGTTAGCCTGTATAACCACACTGCTTGCAGTAGCTGTCTCGATGATGACAACCTGGCCTTGAGTCGGCGATGCAGGAAGTGTACCCGTTGCCGCTGCGGTGACAAAGTAGCCATTATTTACAGCCGCGTTAAAGTTTGAGCCTTCATCGGTCCATGGAAAGTTGGTTGCTCCTCCTCCCCCCCCGCCAGAACTATTACTTCCTGCTTGTGACATACTCTATCCTGCGTAAAAGTAGCTGATCTTTACCGTGCTAGTAGACGATGCCGTCTTACCCCAGAACTGTGTCTTGTTGGCAACACTAAGCTGCGCATTAGCCACAGCGTTTGAAGTGAAGTCATACAAGGCAAAGCCACCTCCCGGGATGTAGTCATGATCTGTAGATCCATCCCAAGAGATGGTAACGTCCTGGGTTCCCAGATTCTGAAACTTCACCAGTCTGGCAGGCTGAGTCAAAGTTCCTATAGAAGTATAAGAGCTAGACACCGAAGCCGTAAGAAGAGTGCCTGGTAAGATTCTTTCTTTGTAGTCTGACATACTCGACCTTAGTTAAGGACCCAGAAGTTGATATTAATATTTGCTGTTGCAGTGCTTCCGCCAAGGTTAGTAACGTTGAAAATTACCGAGCCTGAACCAGGAGCAATGTCTCGTATTACGCATGCCGAGCCTGAAGTCGCGCAAGATACGGTTGCTATAATCACGCTTGCGCTTGTAATTAAAGTGTTTGTCAATGTAAGCGCTACAGTAGCTGCTGCGGAGATGTCATCAGTAAATGATACCTGACCAGCACGTACGCTATTTGTTACAGGGGTTGCACCAGATGCGCTCGTACCTACAACTTTAGGACCCTTTGCAGCAGTAGAGGCAACAAAATCGCCATTGGTTGCCGTAATGTCGCCCAAGGTTGCAGTCAAGGTAGTAGTCGCCGCTACAGAACCAGGAGCCACCAAAGTGCTTGAAAGACTGAAAGTTGTGGTGCCTGTGGTATCAGCTTTATTAATCTGGTTTGTAGTTCCTGCCAGGACATAATTTCCGGCTACCGGAGCATTAGAGTTAATTGTCGCAACAGCACCGCCTCCTGAAGCAGCTAGCTCTGCCCAGGTTACACTTCCGTTAATGCCTGTGTTATTGATACAGATATAGATAGGGCCACCCGGCTTTACACCTAAGGTACCTATAGCTACATCAGTTGCAGCCGTCGAAGGAGGCGTAGAACTGAGAATGATCACGTTTGCAGGATTAGGGACCCAACCTCCTGGGCCGCTAGGCATCACCTTGCCATTGACATTGGTAAAAGTCATAAAAACCTCATAGAGTTGGGAGTAATCTTCAACGTTAGAGTATACTCCGACTCACGAATATTGCAATGGCATACTTGACTTTTTCTCTTTATAATATTATAATGGAAGAAAAGGAGTAAAGTATGATAGATTTTTTATACGTCTGTGCGCTGATAGTTATGGCACTACCGATGATTTCGCTAGTGGTAATAATACCCATATTGCTATGGAGAGCACTAAAGTTTTTTCTAATGTTAAGAGGCTTTGTTAGTCCGGAAGATTGCTGATGATCTCTTCGGCTAGCTTTTCCGCTTCAGCATATTTCTTTTGAAGAAACAGCTTTTGAGCTCTAATATAATTATTGCCTAGGTTCTTGCTGGTGTAGCGATACCCTGCTATCCTGGGCAATATTGTAGTGCCTTCTTTTATTAATCTTCGAAATGAAGTCAAGTTCGACAGCTCTACTTCTCTTTTAGAAACCATGGTATCCAACCTTTTAGCTACCTCGGATTGGTATTTTCCCATCTCTTTGAGTTGGTTTGCACCTGTTTCACCTATTGCCTTCTGCACGTCTATGCCTTTAGGTGATCTCATAAGATCTTGCAAGCCAGAAGGTTTTTCCATAGCTCTTTCGATTAGCGATTCAACCTTCTCCAGGTTCTTGGTTTGGCTGAACATCTCATTAGACATACGAAAAGGGAGCGATATCTCATTGCCTGTTGCCTTTTCAAGGGCGCCGACTAGCTCGTCGTTTACAAAGGCATAGACTTCGGCTTCTGCTTCCTCAAGCCCTGTCATATTGGTCTTTTTATAGCTGGCATTAACATTTTTGTTGTGAGCCCTAAATTGATTTATCGTCTCTTTCGGGGAAAATTCTTTAGGTTTAGTGTGAGCGGCTGTTACTGGTTTTCCCGAAGGGGATAACAATTTAGACGCCGGTACCTCTTCTAAGAACCCTTTTTTAAGGTCTTTAAGAAGTTCTATTTTTCTTTTGGTAAATTCATCAGGGTTAGGAGCCGTGGCTTTCAATTCGGAAATTCGATTGTCTATGTTTTTAACCACAGGATCGAGCGAAACCTTTTTTGTGCTATTCTCGGCGCGTTTTAAAGCTGTGCCGACATATTCTTCATAGGCAGCTTCAAGGTCTACCCCCAAAGCCCTGGCTTGAGCAGCGGGGATCTGCTTTTTGATAACGGCTTTAGATAAGGCCTCTACCTGTGTATTTATTTCTTGCTTGATGCTTTTTGCTCGTCCGGGAGTTACGACCGGAGTTTTACCTTTAGGCTCTTTGATCTCTGTTGCTGCTACTGGACGCAATTTATATTTCTGCCCTATCTGGCTAAGTTCTGTAGGCTCTATGGGAGGTTTTTTAGTGATGTCCTTTAGGTGAGACTTTGCAAAGAAACCCATAAATTCGGCAGCAGTCCTAATCTGCTTTTGTTTGGCAGTCTTAGGCTCAAAAGGTATTCCTAGATGTTCTTCGGCCAACTGCTCAACTAAATCTTGGGTGGGGAAAATATCGGCAGCGCTTTGTAGAGCCTGCATGTATTTTTCTTCATCTATATCAAAACCACGCTCTTTCAATTCCTCAAGTTCCTGAAGGGCATCAGCAACACCAAGAGTTTTAATTACATCGGCAGGCCATGTGACCACTTTTGCCCAGCCTGCGGATTGCAAAGCATTCCTAATCTTACTTCTTATTGGGTTAGTAGCTTCCTCGCTCTCAGGATTGACTTCATCTTTTTCACCAAAGAACTTATGGTATAACGAATCTTTTGAAGGAAAGGTATAGCCGCTTGAAGTAGGTGCCTTCTTTTCTTCTGATATAGGAGATGGGCCTAGGTTATCGAAAAAATCTGAAGCATTGCTGGAAACTTCGCCATTTACTACATTTGGCTCGTTAGTGCCTGAAAGTTCATTGAAAAAGTCTACACTACTATTGGCCATATCTCATTCTTTCCTCTTTAGAGTAGATGGTGTATCCTAACCTATCTGCCAGAGCGGCTGCCTTTTTAGAATCACCGCCAGCTTTATCAAGTAAAATTCTACCCATTTGCTCGGTCAAAGGGGTACCCTTGGAAACATTTTTTAGCGCATTTTTAGAGAGCTCGTCATATGTTTTATCACCCTCTTCTAAATTGATAGCTTTCCAGGCGGAAGATTGTATAATCTCTTTTTGCAAAGGCTTGAGGGCATTCTCCACTCTCATCTGAATATAAGGTTGCTCATATCCATATTGCTCGATATCCTGTGCTAGGATCTGGTCATAAGTACTTGTTTCAAGCTCTTGAAGCTGCAATTCAGTTTTCACAGCAAGTAACTTAACCAGGTTAGAGCTTTGTTTTCCTCCTGGTCGGGCAAAGGAATCTAAGACAACCTTTTCAAGAAATATGTTTTGAGCCTTTGCGGCAGTTTCCGAAAGTATACCTATTAGGTTCGTTTTTATTGCCAGGTCTAGTTTTGCTCCCTGCTCATTTTTCAGGGACGGGAGGTCTAGCACATCGGCAATATGGTTCATCGAAAGTAATCCCACATCTCCGCTTCTAACTGCGCTTTCTGCCAAATCTACGGCTCTCATTCTAATAGGTGCGCTTGCTTTCTTATCGGCTATTCGTTTGTTATAAGAGTCGTTTATTTTCAGCGAGCGGTCTATCTTTTTATCTAAAGCCTTTTGACCGGCAGTAATCTCAGCAGCCTCTTTTCTATCTTGTCCCTTTTGCAGCGTGTCCCTTCTTTTAAGCTCCGCGGTGATCATAGCCTTTTTAGAAGGGTCTTGGGTAAGCCCTAAAGCCTTAATAAGGTTTTCCGTGGGCACTTCGTAACCACCACCTGTTTGACCTTCTTCTTGCTCTTGATCCCTAGGAAATGCTTGCCTGTTCTGTTTAGAAGCGGGAAGTTCATCTTGAGCTTCTGCTTCTGGAGATGTCTGCAAGTTAGGCTGTTGAGATCCAAATCCTTTATATCCAGGGAATGTATTTTTCTTCATCTCCTGCGCCTGCTTCTGTAATACTTCATCCGCATATTTTATGGGAGAAATAGGCGGCGGTCTAAAGGGCGCCTCTATATTTTGCATTTCTGGATTTTGCGTCTGTGTAGGGTTTCTACCGCTTATTAGCTGATCGGCAAAAGATTCGTTGACGGACTGTTTCTTGGCAGCATCTTCGTTAAGCAAAGATTCATGAAACTTAGCACCCCCTTTGCCTGCTATCTTCTGCCAAGCGATAGCTTTCTGGGTAGGAGTTGAATTAGGGTTTTCAAGTACTGCTTGCGCTCCTTCTTCTTCCTTTCTCTTGGTATAAGTAGTTACGAAGTTATTCAGCCCCTGAGCAAAACCCTGGGCGATTTGTTGGTTAGTGGCTCTAGACATTCGTTACCTCGCTTCTAACACTTTTACTTTTTCATCGAGCTGCTTCACAGCATTAACTAGAAGGGCTACAAGTCCGTAGACATCTATAGCTTTTACGTCTCCTATCATACCTTGGATCTCTTCCGGGACATCTTCGGCGATAAGTCCTACGCGGTCTTTTTGATTGCCCGGAACAGACATCTTGTAATCATATTGCTTAACTTCAAGATCTCGAACTACATCCAGGCCTTTATCATACTCTCGAATATTTTCTTTTATCTCTCTTGAGGATCCAAATAGGGAGGCTATAGCAGCAGAACCAGCAGTGCTACCAGCAAATTGGCCGCCTGCACTTAATAATCCTCCAATTATGGTTCCTCCCATACCAGAGGTGTCACCCTTAGAATCCCTATAAGGGCTTTGTGAACTCAATCCAGAAATGACAGGTCCAGGAGCTTGGCCCATAAGCTGAGCATTGCTTTGCATCTGTGCATTTAGATTAGATAACTTGTTACCATAGCTCTGATTAGTTAAGTTATTAGCTAAATCATTTTGTATACGTGCGAAATCTGATGATAAGCCTCTTTGCAAATCTATGCTCGCTTGAGATTTAGCTTGTTTGAGTGCAGAGCTAGCAGGACCATGTTGTAAAGCTAACGAAGGTTGTGTAAAGCGCTGGTAATCGCTTATTGCCTGTTCTTTAATGGGAGCAAAGATCTTTTCAGCACCTTTTCCCGCTCTTTCGTGATTTCGCATTATATCGGTTAAGCTTTCAGGAATGCGATTCTTGCCAAATGCAGTTTTTTCGGTCCTTTTTCTCGCTCGTTCTACGTAGGGCTGCTTTTTCTCAAGATCTTTCACGCCTACTTCTGCCGCTTTTTTGACGTATTTTGCTTCGGCTTTCTGAGCTTTTTTCTGTGTACCTGTATATTTGGATGTCTTACCCATTATTTCCTCACATGGTTCCTATGAACCGTACATTAAAGTTTCCGATGAGCGTAGAGGCTCCATCATGATTTATCTGGAAGTTAGTGCTTGATGATGTGGTACTTATAAGCAACTTAATCCCGCTCCAACTTCCTGTCGTCCCTGGCTGCGTCTGTATCAGCGCGGGAACCCCTGCCGCTGTAGAATCTGTCTTTATCATCGAATATGTACATGCTGGCATGCCATCCATTGTACCAGCGACGCATATAATAAATGCCCCCTGATTGGGGATATTTGGGATGCTAGACTTTGTGGCTGCAATGGCTATAGTATATTCTGTCCAGTCTTTCAAGTTAATAGTAGTCGCCAAATCCTCGTAAAGTCTCGTAAACCAAGGAATAAATAGCTCCTTGTCATCAGGGTCGGGCACAATAGTAGTTATTGGCAAGTCCCCAAAAGGCTGATATGGGTATATTATACTCATAAGAAAGTTCCCGGAGTTAGTCGGCCTGCTGGGTATGCCCATAAGATCATCCCAAGGATTTTAAAAGGAGATCCAGGGTTATATTGAGGCACGTTGTCGACTACATCTATCAAGCTATTAAACTCTATTTGGACAAACTCTGACGTCACATTAAGGTAAAATCGCTTCCACCCATATGCTTGAGCAGATCCACCGGGAGTATCCAAGCTAAAGGTAAAGTGTCTGTAGACTACATTTGAGTTGTTGGCATAGACATTTAGCGAAATCTGAGAGCCTGGGTTAGTTTCATAATAAATATCTAAAGCACCAAAACGCGTTTTCACACCGCCGCCTATAAAAGGGTTTAGCCTCTTAGTAATTACCTGAGCAGGAATTGGGTTTGGCGTAGTAGAGGCAGGTCCAAGATTATCTGTAGGTCCGTTGTCTGCAATGTATACAAAGCCATTTTGATCCCCAGCAAGTAGAGATGGGCTCAAATCCTGTTCTACAAACTTATTCCACTGAAAAGCTGCTTCCTGCCATGTAAGGCCGTTAGGACCACCATAGATCCCTCCTGGGCCTAGATCATTCCAGGTGGCGTCTTTAGTTGTAAAACCAAGTCCCAGGCAGGAGAGATTTACCCCTAAATTTGGCTTATAGATAGCCCATGTATCTTCAAGGTAGTTGTAGACCATAATGCTATCAGATGTTGATTCATTAGTTGAAACCGATGGATAGAGCATCCAGGTTTGATTTTGGGCATCATATTTCTGGGCAAAGCACTGGCCAAATGAGTTCTGGTTAATATCTTGAAATAGGTCGATAACCTTCTCGTCGTATCTCTCAACACCTACGCCGTCGCATTGTATTAGGCCTTTAGCGCCCATAGATGATGCTGTTACATCATAAGGAGCGGTACCATAGGGGGCATTAGTAGATCTCGATACGTTGAGCTGGTAGAAGCGAAAAGCCTCTGCCGGCGTTGAGGCATTCGTAAACCTAAATATCCAGGTGCTATTCGTGAAGAACACCACAAGCACATCCCTCAAAAGCTCTGACGCCATAAGGATATCACCGGTAGATGCTGACCTAAATCCGCCATTGCCGGCTATATCCTGGACAAAGTTTGTAGGCGAAAAGCTGTCGGCGCCGTTGAAGCTACTCCAATAGATTGCCTGGTTTTCTGCGAAGTTTCTTAGGCTGTGTGAGTTGTCGTCATTATAGATCTTAGGTCTAAGGAGAAGTAAAGCATTCTGAAACACCTTAATATCAAGACATGTAGCCACGTCATTACGATAGGGCAAGAGCACTTGAGATGGTTCTTTGATAGAGGTACTATCTGCATAAAGGGCAAAAGCTGGCCTTGAAAGCAAAGAACCGTTAAAGAGCGTAATCCTGTCTACATTATTGGTCATGTAGAGAAAGGCTGGAACGTCGGGGGCATCCCAGTTTGTGTAGTTGAAAAAGTTAGTATTATTACCTGTAAAGTAATCGCCTGCTAACGTACCTGATATAGTGACAAAGGTTAGATCGGCAGGAGCGGAATTATATACCAGGGTCATCAATCCAGTACTATAGACAATAGAGCTTCCGCCGGCGCCTACCTTAAATCCTGTACCTGCGGTGACTATAAAGCCTCCCAGGCCGTTATCTACCATAGTGTTAGTCCCATCACTTACGATGACTGAGAATGGGGCTATATTTGTCCATCCGATATCTATAGGTGTATGAGGAGGAGCGGATATAGCATTAGGATCAGGAAACTGAAATAGAGGCTGGCTGAATGTATTTAACGCTGTAAAGCTCTTGGTGCCACCGTCCCAGTAGGATGCGCGCCTGGTGTCCATAACCACGAGGACATTAGTATTTGTGGTCTCGTTGATGAACTGAGCTATCCCCATTATAGGGTTATTGGTAGCATGATCAGTAGCAACATAAGAATAGGTTACCCAAACTTGTACACCAACAGCAATGGTAGTGGCCGATGTCGCCGTGCTTATCGACCAGACGCCTGTTGTATAATTTATTGCGCCGCTGTCGCCTTGGTCCCCTACGAGCGTTCCGTTACCAAGTGGATCATTCCAGGTTTCTACCACCCCGCTACTTAAGAGTGTTCGTACTTTAAATCCCCCTACAATAACAGGAATCTTTGGCAATGTGCCTCCGCGAGCGTTGCTACCATTACCTGTAGCTCCGACAATAGAGTCAGCGTAAACAAGTGCCCCATTACCAGGATCTGAAGGGAACAAAGTAAACCCATTTCTTTGATAAAGAGACCCGCGATAGACATATGCGTTTACAAGCGTGTCATAGGCTGTATCAGGCTTTACCCAAGAATCGAGGTAAGTGAAGTAACCTGTAGTTGACTTCCCTTCGCCGATGAGAAATGGCTGGTAATTTCCAGGTTCCATTAGTTACCTATTGCATACCAATATAAACCGTCATTGGGCACGGCGCTTAATTTCACGACAAACTTTGTATTCGTGGTGCTACTTGCCTTTATAGACACGGAAATAGGGCTAGATTCATCCGCAGGCGTGCACACAACGGAAAAGCAGTTATTAGGAAAGCCATTTGCAGGTGCACCCGAATAGTTGGCTATAGCATTAAAGTTTATTGTGGACGTTGTAGATGCAGGCGTAGCAAAACCCCACATGAAGAAAATGCCTCCTGCCACTTGAACGTAACCATTTGTTGCTGCATTGTTGAATCGGTTGGTAATCTGTGTTACGCCTGTTGCGTTCTTATAGAAGAGCTGAGCGCGCAAAGAAGAATCATTGCCATCTATCATACCGAAGGTAACGCCTGCGAAGCTCCCTAGAGATGGAGGAGTATTTGCCGCATAAATAGCTGCTGTAGGGAAGTAAATCTGTCGGTGATATCCTCTGTTTGCCACTGTAGCGTCATCAAAGGTAAAGTGATCATTAGCAAAAATTGTGTCAGCTTGAGAGAAGTTAATCTGCATAGAGACGCAGTCAGCCGTTAGCTCATTGGTGACAATAGGAATAAGTGGGTTGTATGTCATCTAAAACCTCGGTATAGATTGTTGGTTTTGCATCTGCTCTACATATCTTCCCAAGGCAACGTTCTCATATCTTTTGAGCATCGGATAATATGTATTGTAAGAGCCAAGATCCCCACGGTCCAAAAATATATCAAGCGCGGCTCCTATTGCTAATAGTTCCCCCCACTCGATTTGCAGGGGCGCAGAAATGCTCGTTATTAGTTGTTGCTGGGTTATAAACCCTTGCATGGTGATTTGATATACCTGGTCAGGAACCGGGCGGAAGGTAAACTCGTTATTGTAGAATAGTACCCCTTGAGGTCTAGCCGGCTGGTAGGCCTGGTAGTTGTCATATACTACATTGCCGTTAGGCGAGTTATTCAAAAAAGTGACTGTAAAGGCGCCTGTCTGGTAATTAATGGTGCCCACAGCTACAGGTGTGCCGCCGGTGTTGTTCTGGTACAGGATGCCATCACTTTGGTCATAAGCTACTTGAGTTCCATCTGTTATGAAATATGTCCCCATGATGATGGGAAAGGCTTGCGAGTTTCCAGAATAAGGCCCAGGTGTTCCCGTAGAGGTTGCCACCTGGTCTTGTGTATATTGTTGAGGCCAGTCTTGAAAAAATACGTCTCGATCTTGGTAAAAGACCAGCGGGAAGCCATTGGCGTATGCCATAGGCTCATCCGTCGTAAAGGTGCTCAAGACTTGGTAGACGTCCTGTAGGGCTACTGTAGTGAAGTTATAAGGCTGTTGATTGATCTGCTCTTTTAGCTCAAAGGGCATCGTAAAGGCATAATATCGGTTGATATAGTCAACGATAGCCTGGTCTGAGAGCTGATCTGTGGAAGGTGACCCCGTGACATTCCTAACCTTGGTTATGATGTCGGGCACTTTCCAGGTAACTGAATTATAGTTCACGGTCATAGTTTAACCTATCGCATTGCCTTTTCTGAACGGCATGTAAAGTATTGTGTATATCCGCTAGCATATGTTTCAGAGATACCATCAGGACGCATTCTACGGCTGTATAGCCTTGAATGGCATGTCCAGGGCTCTATGCTGCCTTCACCTTCGAGGTGTTCTATAATCTCGACAGGAAGGTTATATTTTTGCCCATGTACCAGGTCATAGTGCTTTAGAGGGTGTGTCTTTGAGTGGTAGTGAAAATGCAGGACGGCACCAGGATCTCGGTTATTTATAAACATAACCTCTTTCATCTCGGGAATATGTGTTGAGACTACTACGGGTTTTTCTACGGTGGGGATATCTACACCTTCGATAACCTCTTCGAGAAAGTTTTTGTCGCTAAGTTCTTTTGAAACTTCACTCATTTTTTTTGCTGCCATAAGTTCCTCTATGGAAAAGTGTTTTGTAAAGGGTCTATCGGGGATGGAGAAACTAAAATGTTCATCCAGCCGCCGGATGTATATGGGGAATATCTGCTCGTATCGAGCTTTATAGTTATGTTGTTGGCATCTATCACGGAGGCCACAAAGGCAAATTGACCGTTTATCTGCTGCATCCCTTGCACCTGGGTAAAATCCACCTGAGGGGTCGATTGTGTAGTGCTCATGGTAATACCGTGGTTTGGTACCGTTACTATCGGCACTCCTGCTCGGGTAATATTTGTTACAGCATGGATAGTGACAGGCCATTCATTAGGACTTGGGTAGGTCACGCCGCCATTGCCCGCTGGTAGAAACTTGCCTGCAATATTTGTCGTTGCCATCTCATCCTCTTAAATATCCCCAGGAGACTAGCCCCTGGGGTTTTTGCCAACGCGGGTTACGGACCGGTTACAGGTGATTGTAGGAATGCTTGGTAAGACCAGACATCATTGGTGTTAACCATGACGAGGGTTCCAAGTTCAAGACCAATTACACCTAAGTTTTGTTCCGAAGTCGGAAGCGACTGGTTGCCGTAGATTGTGTTTACAGGTGCGCCTGTAATCACGTTCGCAAAGCCACCTGTCACGCCGGCGGTACCTGCTGAGTATGTTCCAAAGTTCGTAGTGTTGATATTCACTGTGAAGCTTGTGGTAGAGGTTACACCCTGAATAACGCCTGAGAGGCCGTTAATCTGGGTCATACCTAGAACACCATGGAAGGTAACCACTGTTACGCCAATATCTGCTGTGGTAAAGCTATGGGTAGCTGTTACAGAAGCATTTGCAGCATTTGTCAAACCAGTAATTACAAGGTTCGTAGATTGTTGTATATACGCTCTATTACCAGTAATTGTCGTGTACGGCGCTTGCTGCGGGGTAAACAGATTCGGATCGCTAGATTGATAAGGCAGCACGCCCTGGATAGTACCAGAGTTGTTGACTAGCAATCTGCTGTAAGCAGGAACACCAGCAGTGTTAGTGTTGATGACGTTATAGGCGGTAGTCTGGCCGGCCATATAGGTATCAAACCATACGTCGGTTACGCCTGTAACTGTGCCGCTTGTATAGATGGTGTCGTTTCTCATATAGAACCAGTCGGGGATAAAGCCTAGGTTCAGAATTTGAGGTGTTCCACCAGCTACAACCGAAAAGGAACCACTTTTATATAAAACCATATAAATGCCTCCTTATGAGTGTGTAGCGAGCAACCGGGTGATCCAGTTGTCGTTAAGGATTCTTGTTGCAAATGGGTATTTGTAGCCCACTGTGCCTCTTTGGTTAAGAGGGTCTGCAGTACCAGATGCGCCCAAAGGCTTAACGATAAATTCTGCCTCTTTAGCACCAAGTCTAACCACGCCATAAGCCTCTTGGCCTAATACAAAGTTAGAGTAGATAGGTGTAGTACCGCCGGTGTTAAAGCCATTGGTGTTGAGCAGCCATCTTACGTTCCTAGTTGAACCATGTTCTGCCTCAAGTGCATTAGTCTGGTTAGGGTAGTTAGCAGCCGAGGTAAAGGATGACACGTTTTCCAAGTCGTTTTGGAGAGACACATCCATAAAACCCCAGTAGCAAGGACGCTGTGGAGCTGTATTGAATTTATTTTCTCCGGGCATTGGATTTGTCATGTACCTTGCGTTTCCTTGACGGAGCGCAATAACTGCAATCTGGATATCAGCATCAGTAAGGTTTGTGGGTGTGTTACCGTTCAAACCTTTAGTGCAAAGGATAGTCGACGCTGTCGATACCATCATGTCGCGCACGAGGGTGTCGATAGTAAGACCAAGTTGGAGCGAAAGAACTTTAGTTGCTTCGTTCAACACACGGTCTTGTACGACGTATTGGACTTGGTCTGTGATAGTTACGAATGAACCATACCACGAGATCATCGCTTTAAAGTCTGTTACAGAAAGCTGATCACCTGAAGGTGTCTGGCCATCTGTAAGGGGGATAGTTGCTGCTGACAGGGTACCGTATCTACGAAAAACCATCTGGTCGCCAGAGTTCAGAGGGATCTGTCTCTTTTGAGCAAAAAGGTCATAGATAAAGTAGGGTCTTGCCAATGTAAGCAACATTCGGTCAAAATATGTCCTAACTTCAGGAGGAAGTTGGGTCAATGTTGTCATTGCCATAGTTAGTCTCTAATAAATTAGATCTCTTCCAAGTTCTTCATCATCAGCGTTTGAAACTCTTTATCAGGCATAGAGGCGAAATAGTCGGCTTTTGAGATACCAGACTGTCCCGAAACTGCACCGGATAGCGTGCCAGGTTTACGGGAGTTATCTAGGATTCTTTGGGCTTTATTAGGCTCTTGTCTCTGAACGGAAGATTCAGCAGCTGGAGGGCTCTGAGAAAGTTGGTGCATTTTTCCTAATTTGTAGAGGAACGCTGCTTTATTCTGAGATGCCACGAAGGCCTGCGAAAGATCAGGTTCTTGTTTCAGCAAGGGGATACCATACTTAGTAGCCACCTCGTCGTAATCGGAATACTGAGCCTTTACCCTTGTCTCTTGGTTAAGAAGCTCTTGCTCTTGAAGGACGCGTGTATACTCTGCGTCTTTCTCTGCCAGCATCTTCTTTAACTGTGCACCCGTGATGATGTCGTCGTCTGGGAGTTCATCAATAGCTCGCTTACGAGGCGGCTCGGGTTGACGTTGCACGTTATTGGATGCAAGCTCTCTTTTCCAAGTGTCAAAGTTCTGCTCTAGTGCTTCCTTTTCTGCTTTCATTTTCGCTATCTCTTCACGCATAGCCCTGAAGTTCATCTCTTTATCAGAGAGTCCCTCATCGGCTTGCTCCTCGACCACATTGCCGGAATCGGCAACCTGATCTTGAGGCTGTTCGGAAATAGCTTCCTGATCCCCGGCGGCGGAATCTGTTACGCCCGGCTGATACTGTTGTTGTAGCTCTTCAGTAGCCACGAAATCTGCGTCATATATAGTCATTAGTAATCCTGGCCCGGCGACGGCCTATACGCCCTTTTACGATACTAAAACGTTTAGTTGTTTACCCTTCTCCATGATCCTAGTACTTGCATCCTCGCTTCTATCGCTTATATCTGCTGGATGTATAGGAACGTCTGGGGGGCTTGAAAGTTCTGGTACAAAGTCAAATATCCCTTGTGGGTTATTAACGTACCAAACGAGAATGCCTAAAAGCGCGGCAGGTCTCCTGTAGTACGCCTTGACTGTCTGTCGTATACCATTGCAATTTGCGTCTGGCTTTGCAAAGAACACGATGTAGAACGGTCTTACTTCATTGCGCATCTTCTCGGCGAATTCCTCGACGAGCTTCATGCAGCCTAAGGCCATAGCATCTCGTGTTTCACCCAACTGTTGAGACATTCTTAAGCCTCTTTGCCTGAGTGGTCATCTGAGTAGGAGTGCATATGCTGAGAGTGGATCTTTCGCATATCATCCATAACGCCAGATTTGCCGGCCTGACCGTAAGCTTGGTCAAATGCTTCTTTTTTGAAGTCCATGCAGCCGTAGTCATTCATAGGATGACCACCTTGCTTAGCCTTCATTGGTCTGTCTGTTTCATTTTTATACATAGTTTTACCTACTTTTTCTTCTTGTGATAGTGATGGTGAATCTCTTTCACCTTTTCATGAGGTTCATGCTGTTTCCTCTCATCTGCTAGATGCTGCCCTAAGGCTCCAAATAGCATATTTGAAGGCACATCACCACCGGGAACTAGGCCGCCCATAGTGTTGATCTTTGACATGCCCTTTTGTGCTTTTTTTAAAAAACCCATTTCATTTGCCTTTTTTAGTCTTTACAGGGTCTGGCCCCTGACCACCTGCATTATCTACAGAAGTTTTCCCGTGGATAAATTTACTATTACCTAGAACCGGCTTCGGAGCTTGGTCGTTGCCTTTTGTCTTGCGCATTCGCCTCATAGTGCTTTCTCGCGCTTCTCTCTTTCATTTTTGTACTTATGGACCATCTCGATATTGTGATGTCCAGCAGGTGGCTCATCGCCGCTATAGCCATAGGGGTATTCATCCATACCAACTCGTCTATCTAAGCATCTGGAATAAGAGTCATCAGGGTAAAATCCCTGGTCTAGATAGTTAAAGCTCATTATCGGCCTCTAGGTGCTGGTTTAGATGTAGGTTTTGGTTGTGCGGGCTTGCCTGGTGTGAATGCCATATGTACCTCATAGTAAAGATTAAAAGGATCACTAATCTCCAACGTTAAGGATTACTATAAATAAATGCAATAGTCATTGTCTAAAATCAGGTTTTCTAATATTATAAAGGCTTACTCAGAGGTGGTGTAATGGTAGCACTTTAGACTTTGGCTCTAACTGCGGAGGTTCGGGTCCTTCCCTCTGAAATATGCACGAAACTTACGGAAAACGGAAGTTTCTTACACAAAAAGGCGCTATGGTCTAGCGGTTAAGACAGCGGGTTTTCAGTCCGCGAACCTGGGTTCAATTCCCGGTAGCGTCAAATGAGGTGGTAGCCAAGTGGTAAGGCACCGATCTTTTAAGTCGGGTATCGTTGGTTCAATCCCAACCCGCCTCAATGGCTCTATAGTTTATCGGCTAAAATATTCCCCTGTCACGGGAAAGCGCAGGGTTCGATTCCCTGTAGGGCCGATGGGCCAATAGCTCAATAGGATAGAGCACGACACTTCTAATGTTGAGGTTTCAGGTTCGAGTCCTGATTGGCCCGACATGGTCTCTTAAGAGAGCGGTCGCATCGGTAGGTCTCCAAAACCTCCTACCTAGGTTCGAATCCTAGAGAGACCGAAAAAGAGGGGTATCCATCATCATGAAGGGTGGTCTTCATGAATATAAGCTCCTGAAGCTCAGTTGGTTGAGCGGCTCCCTGTTAAGGAGATGGTCGCTGGTTCGAACCCAGCCGGGAGCGTAATTTATAGAGGAGGAGATATGACGCCTAAGGGTACTGGAGAAGTAATTGGTTCTTGGATAAAGGTTATTTTTGCCTTATGGTGGATTTGGATTGTTTATCTAGCTACATATAGAATTAATAGCTGGC